GGGCAGGCATTTCCATTTGACCTTCAATTCTTGTTCGTTGTGTATCTGTTGTAGCAGGGTTTAAGAAAGCAGCACGTGTCTCAGGAGACAGGTTTTTGATTTGCTGTTCCCACACAGAAGGAGGGATAGGATCTTGATTAAGAGCAGAACGCTGACGATTAATAATATCAGATAGAGTAATACCCTGCTGAGCCATGATCTGACGTTCTTTCCAGGTGGGCATAATCAAAGCACCACCGGCTTGTACATCTTTAACACGCTGCTCAAGTTGTGGAGTGCTGTAGACACTATTAGCTTTGTCTAAATCAATAGAGCTAGCTTGATCTTCAAACTGTTCTAGCTGACTTTCAGTACTTAATGTACCAGGTTTAGCAGTGCCAGCATTAGTAGCAAAGATAGGGTCAGCTACATCATTATCAGGGTTGTCGTCTTTGTTACGACGATCAACTTCTTCCTGAGTAAGACCAACACCATACTTAGTTTTCGCTAGTTTGATAGCACGATCAGAAGCAATACGGATCTGTTGCTCTCTGTCTAGACCAGCACTTTCAGGAGAACGTTGAACCTCAGCCAGTTGAAACTGGATTTCAGTTCTCAATACATCTTCTAGTTGATCACCAAGTGGTGTCTTTTTAAGACCGGTGCCGTCACCAAGGTCCTTATAAAAAGAATCACCAGCATCCTTAACAGCTTGACCTAAGTAACCATCAATGGTTTTTTCTTCTTCTGTCTTCTGCTGACTAGACCTACGACCTGCATCCAGGTAATAGCGATAGTCTTGATAGGTTAGGTCAGGATACATATCCAGCATTTCCTTTGTAACAGGCTTGCCGGGATTGTCTCTCTGCCACTGATCTAATGCCATCCTAGCATTGTTAGCAGCTTGAGGATCATTAAGACCACGAGTAAGACGGTTCAGTGCAGAGCGATCCGCATAGAGCATATGTGATGTGCCTCTGTTGAAGTCCATCAGCATTTGCCTACGTTTTGTTTCGTCAGCAGCAGTATAAGCTGGAGCAAACTCTTCAACCTTCTGATTATACTCTTGCTGTTCCTGCCTACGGCGGACAGTCTGAGCATTCTGATTTCTGTTACTGACAGCAATGTCAATCTCTTGTTTCATACCAGGACGGTCAAGCAGAGATTTACCCTTCAGCACGGGGTCAGAGATTTGACTTAGAACACCTTTGATTTGGTTAAGATCCATACCAGTAGCAACCAGTGCTTTCTTATAGTCAGTAAGGGCTTGTGCTTTACCGTAAGGATTACCACGACCATTCAGAGTAGCAGCAGTATCAGCAATAAAAGTTGAGAAGTGACCAGAAGGATCAGCTAACACAGCTTCTGCTGTAGTGCCAGCTACGGCTTGTGTTCTAATGACAGCACCATCAGAAACACGGTTAGATGTTATCTGACTACCAATTACTTTCTCTTGATTAGCACGGTATGTAGAGACATACTTCTCACCAAGGAAGGTAGGTTTGAATTGGTTGAGACCAGTCTGTGCCCAGTAAGCACCATTATGAGATGCTACCTCAGCACGTAGTTGAGAGGCAGTAGGAGCCATGCCACCATTAGCAGCAGCATAGTCCTGACTAAATTGTTGAAGGTGAGTCTGCAGAGCAATAGGATTCTCACTAGCCATACGCTGAGCATAGATCCTAGCTTTAGAAGCACGCCGATACGGGTTCTTCTCAGCAGTGATACGAGCAATCTCAGGATTACCCGTAACCTTCATAGCATCATCAGTAGCAGCACCAAAGTTTATATTAGTATCAGTCTCAGCTGCACGACCTTGTGCTTCTTCAGCACGTTGCTCATCGCTAAAACCATTATCATAAACTTCTTGCCACTCTTCATTAGCAGCTTCTAGTTCATTCTTTTTGATACCTTCATCTACCTTACTTTGTAAGAAAGCTTGAGCACCAGGAATGAACTCCTTCAGCTGATCAATATAGTTATAGTAGTTAGCGTCATTCTGATCCTTTACTTTCCAGTTGTAAGCACGGATGTCCTGACGCTGTTTAAGTGATTGATTATAGAACTGTTCAGATTGCCGTTGGGTACCAGCTTGCTGTCGGATAGCACCTGACTCACTTGTGGAACGTACAGGATTAAATCCAACAGGTTGTTGATAAGTTTGAATCTGTTGGTCCTCTTCAAATCTTTGAAATTGTTCCATAAGTTAGAAGCGATTAATACCAAAAGCAGAAAGTGAATCAGAAAGTGCAAAGCCACCCATACCAGCTGATGGCTGAACACCATACCATCCTTGTGGTCCTAAGGCATTAGAACCACCTAAAGAAAATGCAGGATTAGCTAAAGCAGAGTTAGTTCCAAAGCCTTGATCCCAATCCATCTGAGGTAATGGTGGTGGATCTTGGAATGGCATATCCGGAGCTTTAGCTAGACCAGCTGAGAGACCCTTACCAAGCGCTCCAGCAAGCCCGAAAGCAAAGTCACGACCTGTGTAGTCCTGTTGCCTTGTACGCCCTTGTGGAGCGGCAGGAGCAGGTCCAAACGTAGGTGGTCGGACACGGTTGAATGCATTCTTATTAGCATACTCTTGCTGTAGTGCAGCACCTTTATCTCTAAAGATGAATGCTCCAACAGCACGATCCATACTCTCTACATCAGTAGCAGTATTCATTAAAGCTTGTCCTTTCTGCACACGGTCAAACCGTCCAGCAGTGACACCAGTCATACCAGAGGCAGCAGCCTTACCAGTAGATTCAGCCAGACGCTTACTCCTAGAGAATGCTTTCTGAATAAATCCATCACTAATATCAGCAAGCTGAGTAAGACCAGATTCAATGCTACGCTGACGTGCCCTACCATTCAACTCATAGGTCTCAGTAAGGTTCTTTACATCAGCTTCATACGCAGCTAGCTCAGCATCAGTAAATGCTTTATAGCTCTGCATGTTACGCATAAAGCCCATAGCATCTTGAAACTCTAGCTTCTCAGCTTGTCTGTTAGAACGTCTCAGTGCTGCTCTGTTTTTCTGGTAGTCTCCAAATGCGCCTAATGCGCTCCCACCACCTGCGATGGCAGCAGAAGCCATCATAGCTCCTGTAATAACAATCATAGGTTAAGCCCTCTTGTAGTAGTTCTCAGTATACACTCCTTCCAGTGTAGCTGAGTAGAGAGCAGCAGGCGAAGGATGTTCTGATTTAATAATTAAATTAAATGTATTATTACGTTGGTAGATAGGAGTAGTCTGCTCATAGTCAGGCATGTATCCTAGCTCACCAGCACGGTACAAATCCATAGGCTTAGCTTCATAGATTTGTGTGTAGTCATTCCTACCTAACCGTTTCAGTGTGGTTTCATAGTAACCAATCTGTCCTAGGTTAGTCTTGATACGGTGTACAATAAGGTTAGCCGAATCTAGGGATTCAGTAGCATTTTGATTAACTTGCTTGGTGATATAGAACTGAGGTAGGACAATCTTCATCTCAAAAGTATAGCCAAAGACTACTGGGTCCTGAGTCCAATCACCTTTGAGAACTAGATTACCATCACCATTAACTTTAGCTTCTGCCATCCTACCTTGTTGAGCATCAGCACGGGCGATAGCTTTATCAACCTCTAGACTAACGCCTACAATTTTTTCCCCAGAAAATATAGGGAAGTCACCAGATGTAAAGACAGTAGTTTTATTTGAATTGTTATATGTACCATTCAATAGAGTTTGGAAGTCCATAAAGATACGATAGGCATCACCTTCGATGTTCTTATAGTCTTCAGTATCAAATGTAAAAGTAAGAGGATTGCTAAGAGCACGTAGGTCACAGCGTAGGAGATATAGAGAACCTCCTTTCTTAACAACTACATAGTAGCTGTCAAAGATAACCTCATGAGCAATTATCTCACCAGGCAGTTCCCATCTAAACCAAGAGGACTGTTGTCTACGTTCTCCTGTATCGAAGTAACGGAACAACCATACATCCCTTTGTCCTTTCTTGGTCATAGCTACCATGTCATTCTCTTTAGACACAGCAACCATATTCATAGACGGAGCCATCATCCTTTCTACTACTTTGCTTTGCTCGACGACTTCAGGCTCACCCTCCCGCCGGACTGAAGCCAGTTCATAGAAGCGTGTATACTTGCCTTGGTCACCAACAAAACCAATAGTAGTACCAAGTGATACAGGATTACTATTGATGTTAAAGTTATAGTTAGATATTTGACTGATTTTAACAGTGTCGGGAGATAGTCTATCATTCTCTGTGCTTACCAGAAACTGATTGTTTTCAGAAAATACAACGAGACCAGTGTTATTAACAATACCATTGTACAACACTGAAGGATAATTGCTAGCAGTCTGTAGATCAATAGGGTCATCGGGAGAAATAGTAGTAGCAGTTTTAGCCCAGAAGTTATAGTACTCCCCAGCTTTTGACATCACTACGTTCTCATCTACAAGGAAAGCAAGTCGATTACGATAGAAGATAAGGTTGTTGATAGGTCTTCCAAACGTTTCACCTTCACGTGGTGCAAAGCTAGGGCGTGGGTTAGTGACTTCATCACCTACCTCACGAGGATACCATTCAAATGCACCTACCAGAAAGGTCAAGCGGTTAGGCTCATTAGGGTCATGAAGATTAGGAGACCTAACAATACCATGAGGCATGCTTTGGTAGTTAAAGGTAGTAGGAATGCCTGGTTTAACAGTCTCTTCCCAGATACCTGGACCATCGACAGCGTTGTCACCTCTGAAGATAACATAATAATCATCCTCATTTTCATCAGGACTACCACCAACCAAAGCAACCATACCATCTCTAGCTTGTGTAGGTAGTTCTGATACAGTAGTTGCAGTAGCTACAAAATGTGTCTCACCCCCTACTTCATATTGAGTAGGACCAAGTAACCTAGACAGTGAGCCGTTAGTAGTCTCTACAGCAAAGGCTTGTTCTCTAGTAAAGTAAATACCACTACCAATCTTGATAGCAGTGAAGCCTTCCTCACCATCAATCTGAGTAATCAGACTATCAAGGATACCATCAGTAGTTACACCACTGCTGGGAGTAGTGAAGGTAGCATCAATAATAGGGTCAGCAGACCTTTCGTTAGCTTCTACTAGAAACTGAACTCTAACAGTATAAGTAAAACCAGCTACCTCTGCAGTAAATGTTTGTCCTAAAGTATAAGGACCAGTACCAGATTCCAGTAGACACACACTTTCAGTAAAGAACTCAGTGCCATCAGGATCAACAAATCTACTGACTACAATCCGATACTGAAGACCATCATCATCAGTAATTTCTTCTGTTACAGGGTAGGTGAGACTAGAGTCACCAGTACCAGCTCTGTTAGTAATAGAGATCTCAGTGACAAATGGTGCAGACTCTTCTACATCAAAGAACCTGAGGTTATATTCAGTAGCACCAGCAAGGGTTCGAAGTTCAATAAACCCTTCAGGTACTGTAGCATTACCACAGAAAGCAGACATGCTGACAGGTACCTTACGGTTAGTGACAAAGGTAATGTCATTAATAGTGAGGACTTGTAGGTCATCAATCTCTGGATCACCTTGAATAAGGTATGGTTCAGTAGCTCCAGCAGGATCAATACCTTCACCAGGTAGGGTGCATACATCCTGAGGATGATTACGACCACCTGTTACACCACGGAAGTCACTAGTCAGATCAATGGTAGAAGTATAGCAAACGTTCTGCTCAGTGCCAGTAATTAGATCCCAGATACGGACCTTACCAGTAGTGTTATCAATCTGTCCTACATACTTTTCAGGACCAGTAGCAGGGTTCCTCTTGTTAATGAAGAACCACTTACCACCATCATTGTCACCAAGTTCAGTTAGTAAATTACTTCCTGGTCTCTTGAGTAACCCATAGACTACATCAGGAGTACAGTTTACAGCATCTCTAACTTGACCAGGGAGTTTCTGTTCGTCAGGTTGGTCAGAGATGCCACCCGTAAACCTGCGAATCTTTTGGGTAATTGAAGTCATGCGTAGCGGCGAAGAGCTGTGTACGGACGGTAGGATCGGTATGAAGTTCCGGGCTGGAAGTCCATCATATTATGATCACCTTGATTACATTCATATTCAATACAAGCAGCACGTGTCTGTGCCTCCTGTGACGTGAGAAGCTGGGTCAGCTGAGGGTTAGATACCAGCTGAGTAGCAGCACGTCCAGAAGCTTTGCTAGTAATGTATCGTTGGAAGACAGAAGGTAGATCACTGAAAGGGAACAACCAAACGATGTCAAAATAAATAGTTCTTTTAAATTTATATGTGTGGTAGAGCTTATCATATAGCTTACCATCACGCTTAACAACATCAGTAGTACGATAGATATCGTTCTCACTAACGTCCATGCGGAGTATGTTAGCTGGGATATGAATCTCACCAGTTGAGTTAGGAGTCAAAGGATAATGTTGTTCTCTATTGAAAACCCATCCTTCATCTTGCACGTCTCTGTTGCATTCTTGCAAAAGCTGGTAGACGAAAGATGTCTCCGGGTTCTCAAGGTCAAGAGATTGTACGGGTGTTTGCCCAATCGCCCCAAGAATGGAGTTTACGGCGTTGAGTTCAGTCAGTTCATTAGTAGTCTGAGCAGCCATAGTTATCAATAAAAAAAAAGCCCCCACCTCAGAGAGGCAGGGGCGGTGTAAATCAGAAGGTGTAAGGACCCCGATCGATGTCGGGAACCGTACCAGTAGTACCACCGTATGCTTGACGCATGCCGGGGGTAAGGGAATACACTGCAGAAGCAGTGGTAGCGGTCACATAGCCACGACGGGTACGAGCCACACAGAAGCGTTGTGCTTCAATGACAGCTTCGACACCAAGCGTACTAGTGTAAGCAACACCATTACCAGGATGGTTTTGCACATCAGTGTACGACAGGTAGTCTGCGTCGTTATATGGAGCCCTACCTTCCCAAGTTTCAAGGGCAAGAGTAGCCATAATTAATTGTCTCCAGTACGCCCATACTCCACGTGCGGTGGAGGGGCTTGGTTAATTGACGAAATAGTGAGACCAGTAGCAGCATCAGTAATGCTACGGCTGGCAGTCCGAGTGATAGTTACCTCTACATCACCACCAGGCGTCCAGTCTTTCGTACTAGTCGGAAAAGGTTCCGCTTGATACGATTCTTGATACGCCGTGGCAGTAGTTGCAGCAGGTACACCACCATCACCAGGATACTGATGAGGTTGTGCCATTTAGTTACCTCCTATATTATCAAGCTGCGGCTTGAAGTTCAATAGCAGCAGCGGGGTTCAGAGTACCAGCGCCCATTGCCATGCGACCAACGATCACATCACCCTGGTAGATGGTCTTGACTTCCGAACCAGTAGTCTGGATGGAAGGACCAATGCTGGTGACCACAGCAGCAGCATCCTTATAGTAGATGAGACCGCAGTGGCTAGAGAAGTCACCGGAGTAATCGTTGTTCTCACCTTCAATAGTGTCAACAGTACCAGCCATGAAGGGCAGGTTGTTGGACTGTTTGATGGAGATACCAGCGATGGAGTAGAGACCCTCACCACTGTTCATGTTACCCTGGGAGTTACCGTAGTCACGGTTCAGGATGTTCGTATCGACCTGAGAGATCAACGCATAATACTGGCGTGGCGAAAGGATAGCCGTACGACCATTCTTAGGCATGTTCTTCTCATCGAGAATAGCAGCAGCTTCAAAGAAGCCATCCACCAATGCCTGAGCGTTGTACTCGTTGCCAACACCCAGACGGATCACGGAACCACCGGGCTCAGGGCCAGGGGCAGCGGTGATGGGGTGTGCTTCACGAGCAGCCAAAGCAATAGTACGAGCAATCTTCTTGTCGTATGCTTCAGCCAGAGCGTGACCGATCTTGGCAGAGATCTCGGAGCGCAGGCTATAGTGAGCCAGAGTCTCATCGAGGTCATAGACAAAAGCGGAGGAGACCAGCAGGTCATCCATCACGATGGTCTTTTCTGCCACCGGGGGATCACCGGAACCCAGGATAGGGGTGCCAGGGATATGATAGTCGGCGGTCATGCGACCGGTGAAGATGAACTGGGCAGCTTTGCCGTTCGTCAGGGTACGGTTCTGGACCGTGCCTTTGAAGATGCAGGCGCTTTCATACGCCTTGAACATCTCACCGGTGAAGAGCTTTAGGTAGGTAGCATACTTTGCATCGTATGCAGACACGACCTGTCCGTTGGGCATGGTGACGGTCTCGCCGAAGGCGGTACGACCCAAGCCGGGGAACTTATTGATACTACCAGTAGAGGTAGTGCGAGTGTTAGGCGGTGAAGCCAAAGGGTCGACGCCAGCTGCGGCGTCGCCGAAATTCCAAGTTGCCATTGTAAAAAAGAGAATAGTTTAACCAGTCTCTTAGCGCTAAGATAAATTTTTTTCAAAAAAGTTTTGGTTAAGGTTATCCTCGTAAGGGCCATAACCGAATAGACCGGGAAGGAATTGCACCTCCCCTTACCCATCTAGGAATCAGACGCCATCAGCGCCATCGTATTCAACTTCATTAGTTGCTACGTTAACAGCTTGGGCAATGCTAAGTGCTTGCTTCTGGGTTTGAGCCAGAGCAGCAGCTTTGTAAGCATCGAACCGTGCTGCAGTCCACTGAACAGCAGTGGTGAGATCACGAGCAGTTCCATCAGCATTGAGCTCACCATTCTCCGAGAAGAACATAGGCTCATCACGTTGCTCTTCCAGAAGAACAGGATAAGCAGGGATGAAAAAGGGATCTCCAATCTCGTTAACTGCGTAGTTAACACCAGTAATACTTACGTTACTGGGATCATAAGCCATCCCCATGATCAGGTCAGGTCAGGTTCGTACACACCATCAGTCACAGTCTGAGGGTCACCTTGACAAACGGGCTGCAAGTAGTACTGACGGGTAGCAGTGTTTGCATTAGCAGGGTCATCACTCCGAGTGGTTTGAAGAACCGGAGGGACACGGAAAACAATAGGCATGATTAATAGAAAGCTTTAAGGGTTTTAGTGATACTGAGTGGATCACCATTCTGATCTAAACCAGAATAGGTTAGAGAAAATAGAATAGGAACAGCACCAGATGAATCATTGTCTGCTGGATCACCATTAAAGGCATTGCAAGGTCCATACCAACCATTGGTGGCACCAACCATTTCAATACTATTAGCATTGATCAAGGGAGTGATCTTAGGAAGACCACCTTGAGCAGATCCAGCAAACACATCATCACTACCTGGGTACTGCATACCATCAACAGCAGGATTTACAAACAAGCTCGTTGGCCATGCGCCAGAGCCTTCTGCAATGCCACCAGTTTCTGGTTTCAAACCAAGGACACTCCAGAGTTCACCACACTGTGGAGTTGGGCAGGATGACCCTGAGTAATTAGGATCAATCTCTACCAGCAACTCCATTGTAGCACCAGCTGATGGAACACCAAATACATTCCAGCTAAGAGCAGGAGAGACATTCTGCCCACAGTTAGCTGTACCTGGAGCACTAGTATCGTTCTCACCGACACCAGAATAACAATGTTTAGATGGTAGAGTACCACCATCTGTAAATGAACTAGATCGGAATGAGATGTCTACGACACCAGGAACAGGAGGGTCAGGAGGTAGCAATACAAGTGGATCCTCCACTGATGAGGCACCACCTAACCAAGACCTACGAACTTTATCATTTGATCCGATAGGGGCTGTGTTAAACACAGAAAACTGTGGGTTAGAAAAAGTCATTAGCCAATAGAAGGAGCAGTAAGAGCCACAGGGGTGGACTCAGCAGCGGCTAGATCGAGCGGGAAGTTGTGGGCATTACGCTCATGCATGACTTCCATACCAAGACCAGCTCGGTTGAGGATGTCAGCCCACGTATTGATCACCCGTCCATCAGGAGCGATGATCGATTGGTTAAAGTTAAAGCCATTCAGGTTGAACGCCATAGTAGATACACCCATGGCAGCAAAGTAGATGCCAATAACAGGCCATGCAGCCAGGAAGAAGTGAAGACTACGAGAGTTATTAAAGCTAGCGTATTGGAAAATAAGACGCCCAAAATAACCATGAGCAGCAACAATATTGTACGTTTCTTCTTCTTGCCCAAACTTATACCCATAGTTTTGGCTTTCATTTTCAGTAGTTTCACGAACAAGACTTGAAGTAACAAGGGAACCATGCATAGCTGAAAACAAAGAGCCGCCAAAAACACCAGCGACCCCAAGCATATGGAAAGGGTGCATAAGAATGTTGTGCTCAGCTTGGAATACAAACATGTAGTTGAAGGTACCTGAGATACCCAACGGCATTCCATCAGAGAAAGACCCTTGCCCGAAAGGATAGACAAGGAATACAGCTGTTGCTGCAGCGACTGGAGCGGAGTATGCAAGGAAGATCCACGGCCTCATGCCGAGTCGATAACTAAGTTCCCATTCTCGTCCTGCATAAGCAAAGACACCGATAAGGAAGTGGAAGACCACAAGTTGGTAGGGACCACCATTGTACAGCCACTCATCAAGTGACATGGCTTCCCAGATAGGGTACAGGTGAAGTCCGATGGCGTTGCTGCTAGGAACGACAGCTCCCGAGATGATATTGTTTCCAAATAGCAGCGAGCCTGCAACGGGTTCACGAATTCCATCAATGTCTACGGGGGGAGCTGCAATGAATGCGATAATAAAACATGCCGTGGCAGCAAGCAGGCATGGGATCATAAGTACGCCGAAGTGTCCGACGTAGAGACGGTTGTCAGTTGAAGTCACCCAGTTGAGATACTTGTCCCACAGTGATGACTCCCTCTGTTGAATAGCAATAGAAGCAGCCATGTTTTTAAATTACTTTTTAGTTTTTACACAGTTGTTGACACGGGTACCACCCTTGACTTTGGTACCACGCTTAGAATAACCCTTCCAACATTTAGAATCAAGGCGTTGTTTTGTTTCAGGTTTCTTTTTCATTTAAGTTAGAATGTATATTTGAGGCCGAGTTTTGCGCCAACACCCAAGTCTTCGAAGTCGAATTCCTCTGCCGTAATCACGCTCAGTTCGCCATAGGCACCGAGTTTCTCCGTCAAAGCAGTCGAGAGTCCGACCTTTCCAGAAGCAACGTACTCCAGTTCGCCATCGGTAAGCCGAGTACCAGGACCGCCCTGGATATACCAGGAGCTGGACTTTCCCAGGTCAGATTCATGACCAATGTGATACTCAGTCAGAGTAGAACCATACTTACCGTCTTGCCAACCAGTGTTTGACTCAACGTTGACATAAGGACCGGCGATAGCAGGTGCTGCAGAAAACACAGCAGTGGTGGAAAGGGCGAAAATTTTTTTAATCATTTTTAAAGGGGGTAGATTAGATGAGTGTGATCACCAGATGCCTGGGATCATTTGACCAGTGACAGCGTAGCTACCAAGGGCAGCGATGACACCCAGCATAGCAAGGCGTCCATTGAGGCGCTCAGCCTTTTCGTTATGGGGGATAGAGTTTTCGTCGATGTACATCTTAGGTTCAATAGCGAATAGGTTTTGACGGTTGCCGTCTTCAGTGGTGGTGGTCATACGTCAGAGCGAGAGAGTTTATCAAAGACATCCTGCCTGAAAGCAGGGTCAGAGTCATAGCGTGGATCAGACATAGCTTGAACCACTTCAGCTTGAGAGCGGAACACATCAGCCATCTCCCGAGCGGAGCGACCACTATACATGTTACCCTCGAAACCATTGGCTTGCTGATAGGCTGCTTGTAGCCCCATCACGGCCAGTTGGATAGCTCCAGCATCGCCTGCCTCAACGAGGCTATCAAAGGATGCTGTAGCGCCTTGTGGCATAGACTCAGAAGCCCATTTCATGATGGACTCATAAGCTTCCTTACCACCCACAGTATTTTGGATGGTATTGACATCAGCATCAGACAAGTCTTGGACTTGTGCTTGAGGTTGTGGCATACGCATCAGTTCATTGACGATCTCACGAGAGGACATAGCATCGAACTTACTCAGCATATCCTCAGGGATCTCTCCCTTATCAAGGAACGCTTGCGCTGCCTCAGCCATCATCCCTTGGAAGGCGCTTTCATCTTGAGCTTCTTCCGCATTGCCATCATCTGTTTCGGTGACAGCTTCTTCCCCTTCTTCGGGGGCTTGGCTTTTTTGCCCGAGTTTTGACTGTAGTTCAAGGTATGCTTTCTCCAGTTGTTCAGCACTTTCAAATTTACCAGCGAGCATTTGCTCTTGCTGGGCTGCCATCTCTTCGCCGATGGCTAAGCTTTCCTGTTCTTCAGGAGTAAGTTCCAGGGTCTCGTCCATTGTGAATTACTTTGAGTCCACCCAGGCCAACCTTTTCAACAAAGTTAGGTGACCGGCCAAGGGTGGGTTTACCGATCTTTTCTTTAGGCGCATATTTATTTTCATGTGCCTCTTTATATTTTTCAGGGTTGCCTGCAACACCAAGACCAGATAGGTCTTCAGCCTTGGGCTTGGAGCTACGCTTCCGGCGGGGCTTCTTCGGAGCCTCCTCCTTCACTTCCTCCAGTGGATTCGATTCTTGCATCAGCGTTAGCAAATTGTCCAGCTTGTTTTGTTAGTTCCATCTGCTGTGCCATGCCTTGCTGTTGTTGCATCTCACCTTGGACAGCCTCTTCAGACTTAACCAGGTTCAATGTTTCAATGCCTTGGGCAGCAGCGAGACGCTTGATATATTCAGAGGGGTCAATGTATTTAACGAGAGCCTCTGGTCCCATCGTCTGAGCAATGGTAGTGACGAACGCAGTGAGTGACTCTCTGTCACTACCACGTCCAAGAGCATTAACACCAGCTACAATCTGTGGTCGCACCAAGTCCTTAGGAATCTTGGGGATCTCATTACGACGTTGGAGTACCATCAGAATCCTATTGAGATAGGGAACGAGGAACTCAACAGTCAGCAGTGAGAAGATACCACCGAGTTGTTGTTCAAGCTCAAGCTGTGTAAGCCTGACTTCTTCTGCTGTCGTACGCTCTGATTGCCTGACGTTAAGTTGCAGGAAGCCATCACCAATACGACGCTCTAGTGTTTGTGCCATCTGTGCAGCAGTAGCAAAGTCAGCAGACTTACCTACCTGTACAACCTGCACATCCTCAGGTCTACCCTGAACGATGGCACCGTTGCCTGCTTGTGCTAGTGTCTGTGGTTTAGTGGTTGAGCTAGGTGACACTAGGAAGACTACTTTAGCAGCAACACTGCTGCCTTCAACCAAGGCTTGTGACAGTGCTTCAAGTGCTCGGAGATCTCCAAGGTACTCTTCGACTCTACCACGACCATAGTCTTCACCATCAACAGTGTTAAACCTGAGGACCAACCATGCGTTGCTGTCCTTAGGCGCACTGCCATTGGTACCAGGGATCAGTTTACCGTAGCACTCTTGGTGCCAGATCCACTGGGTTTTCTTTTCATTCATACGGACATAGGTGTAAACCTCTACGTCCTCATCAACACCACCACCTTTCATTCCATCATCACCAACAGCATTAGGGTTGGGTTCAGGGATTGGGAGGAGGTGTCTGTTCACCACTTCTTTGGTGAGGATCTCAATAACGTTACCGTTACCATCTCGTTCTACGACATACCGATTGAGAGGGTAGTGTTTGATACCTTCCTTACCCATGAAGAGTAAGGCATTGCCACCAACAATCAAATGTTTCATGGCTTGGTGAATCATCACCCTATCAGATGATGCATTAACGTAGTCCATTACCATGCGTTCTAGCTTGGAGAAGGACAAGTCAAGTTCAGTACGGACTTCAGGTGGGATGTCTGTCCCAATCTTATCATCACGTACCTGCATCTTAAAGAAGGTAGTCTGTGGAGGAAGCAATGCAAGCATCAGCTTAGCAGCTAATGTGGTGACAGCTTTACTGCCCACTGATTGCCACGGAGTAATGAGAGTCTTGTGAACCTCATGCCTCCTATCATCCTGACGAATAAGGTAAGGCAACGTCAAACGTGAGCATTCTACTGCGACATTCAGGAACTCATCCCGATAGCCACGTAGTTTCTCGTAGCGTTGGCGTGCTGTCATCATCAGAAGCTAATGCCTCCTTCAGATGCCCTACCTGGTGCATTAAGACCAAAGGACAACTGTCGTTTGTTAGCAGGTTGACTTCCGCTACGTCGTGTTCGTTTTGTTCCACCAATACTCAGCCGACTGCGACCAGTGCTCACCTCAAGTGGTGCTTGGATTTGTTGCGGCGGTGGCGGTGGCGGGGGAGGTTCAGGGGTAGGAGGACGGTAGCTTGCAATCAAGTTCTGCAAGTAAGCAGTGTACCTACCTTTACCTCCTTTACCTGTGAAATTAGGAGAAAGTCCTAGCCCAACAGCTTGATTAAATAGCTGTTGATTAATAGCAGCTCTACTCATTGTTCTCTAGTTTTTGTTTAAGCCACTCAACAACGGACCGTTGACCAGCTCTATACATAATAGTGTTTAAGTGATCAGAGGGTCCGACACTGAGAGGTGGAAAGAGTTCATCCATCTCATTGAGGGTGGCTTGTGCTGAGAGACCTAGGGTCTCAAGCATATTGAGGGAGGTTGACATTAGAATGCTCAAAGAAAGCGGGCATTCGAGCAGATTTGGTGACAGAAAGTTGAGGTGCTTTGCCCTCATACATTAAGCGATCACTAGAGTCTGCCCAAAATTTTTTAGTTAAAAACTTATCGGGTCCATCGTTAGTCAGTGGCTCAAGCATCCAGCTCATAGTTGCCTTTCTAAGGCGATCCAGACTAGGAGACCAATCGAGACCAAGCTCACGACACACCAGACTGTTCGTGGCGACATGAATTTGTTCATCACGGCTAATATCGGCGGATACGGTCCTCAGTCCAGCGTCACCAAGGAAGCGAAAGAGGGGGAGGATAACAAAGAAGATGCTTCTCTCAGCCACCATTGCCTTGCAAATGGTGTGGTCTGGGTGATCAATCCAAGCTTGTTGCAGACGTTTTGCTTCTGCTTCTGCTTTCTCATCTGTGCCATGCGAGCTCGCTGCGTATCCCAGAGCGATGTCATGATTTCGTTCGTCATCAACGTTCATCTCCAAAAGTTTACGTGCTGCATTGGGAACGCCTTTTTCAAGACCTTCCAAGATAAAATCGCCAACCGGCAGCTCCATATGGCGAAGTGCCAAGGCTCGTCGGATTACTTCCTCGGAGCCGGCTTTGAGTGGACCTGCCTCCATAGCGACAGGGGTCCATTTACGTTTACGATCAATTAGTTTCTGATAGGGGGTCATTCTGCGCAATCACATTGAGGTTCAGGTGCCTCTAGCAAGTGCGATAGGTAGTCGTCAACTTCGGATTCACTTAGTGCGGCATAAGCATCACTCTTGTCCTGTACGTCACCCATCACCTGTAGAGAGTAATAAAGTGAAGTCTGGGGCGATCTCAGCCACTCTGCGATGAAATCCTCATCATAGGTTACCATATCACTCCAAGAGTTGAATGAGTAACCGTGCAGAAGTCCAGTCTTATCAAGCATCGTCATGATGCCGTCAGCTACACGCTTATATGCGTACCAGCCGACTTCGGAGGCGATTTCCACGTCTCCATATTCATATGTTTCGACACCAAAGGTGCCACTATCCCTATCCACTGTACGGGAGATAGGAGGAGCGATTTCAGGTGTACAAGTGAAACCCTCCAGATCTTGACTGCGGTAGCTACAGCTTGCAGTGGGAGCAATTGCGAAAGCACGGACCATGTTGTGGCTCTTAGCAATTCTAGCAGCCCGATCAATGCCTTCTTCAAGTTTAAGTGCCAGTTCATCTTCTGGTTTATCTTCTCTGATACCGGCATTAACTCGATCAAGGGCTTCTCCAAATGCAGCATAGCTAATGTGTTGTTTCCGTAGCAGGTTTGCAAGGCCAAGCATACCAAGGCCAACCTGTCGATCTATTTCTGGTTTGAGGTATTCTCCTGATTCTCCAACACCTGTTCGAGAATGGAGTTCACACAGTTCGAACATACCATCAGCGAAAGCTTTTGGAATTTCGTTGACATCACAGGCACCGAGATTGATGTGCTGCAAGAGACAGGTTCCTCGAGATGGCAAGTACACTTCAAGACATACGTTCCCTCGGACTCGTTTACCTTCATCATCATACTTTACTTTGTTGAGCCAAATGTCTCCAGATTTAATACCAAAGAGTAGTTCCTCCTTAAAAGAGCACGCCTGCCACCAATCATCGGTGATGTTGAGGCATCGCTTGACCCAAGGAAGTTCTTGACGTGGAGCTTGTATAAACTCAAGAGCGTCAGGATGGTTGAGGTCAAGATGCAGTACCACAGCACCATTCTTGTAGATGCCACCACGTCGAAGAATCTCATTGAGCGTGGAGTAGATCTTTCCAAAGCTTACGGGTCCACTAGCAGTCACACCAGATGGGCGGAGATGACCTTTGGGGTCAAGACGAGAGAGATGGACAGCACAGCCAGCTCCATAACGGAGAGCATGTGAGACGAAACGCCAGGAGGCTTCAATGCCATCTGGTCCCTCCATTTCGTTATCGACGACAAACACAGTACAAGATACTGGCAGTCGAGAGGTCGGGTCGTCAATCCAGGATTGAACACGACCGGTGCGGGCGATTACTGAAGACATACTAGGTCAGACAAGTCGGGTGGTTGGTAGTTAGGACCTTTCATTACTTTGCCATCTGCACGTAGCACTGGCTTGCCTTCATCGTCAAGCTTTGAAAGGTTGGATGCATGCACTCGTAGCATGGCTTGGTCAAGATCCCAGTCCATACAGGCAGCAAATTGGTAGCAGACATAGACAACATCTGCTAGTTCTTTAAGGCATTCAGACTCATTACGAGTGAAGCCATTGATCATACATTGCTCTGCTTCCAGAAACTCTTTAATCTCTTCAACGATCAAAGTCTTCTGTGTAGAGCGTTGGGCTCGGTTGCTGGGTACTCCGAACTTGTGGCGGAACTCCTCCGCCTGTTGCATGTTGAAGCTCATTTTGTAGATAGTGGATTGCTTTTTGTAAGTCTTCTACACGGCTGTCCTTGTAACCAGCTCGGCAGATATATTTGATGGCGTTACCTAAGTGGAAGGGAAGTCCTTGATCTCGAATAAAGTCCCAAACTTCGATACCTCCTCTGCGGTAGTATGATGGAGAGGCCATTCTTTTAGTAGGTTTTTAATGGTGTTCGCTAAGCAGTAGTTCTGCTTTTGTAAAGCCATAAAGACAGTAATGATATCTTCTTTATTAGCTTCAGGTAACAGGTCTTTGATCCGTCTGTAATTGAATTCCTGCTCCATCGTCAGCTCCATGATGGGCATTGGAGGGAGTCCAAAGGATGGGTCTACCGGCTTTGAGGTCATAGTCTTCACAAGTAAGGATCTTTGCTAGCCTTGCATTTTGTAGAGCAATGTCTTCATTAAGACCCTTCTCTTTAAATGCTTTGACTACAGTAGGCCAGATATAACCATCTTTGCTGAGAAGCTCTGTAGCTCTCTTTATTCCAATACCGGGCACTCCGCTGTAGCCGTCAGTTTGGTCTCCTGCCATCGTTTGAATGTAGTGCCATTGATGACCAGCTGAGGCGCTGATGAG